TCACTGGTTTTATCGCCGGCGTGCCATTCAAAGGGAAATTGGATAGCATCAACTTTTCAAAAGGCTATGTGGTCGATTTGAAAACCATGAAATCTATCTGGGCCAAGGAATGGTCAGAGGAATTGCGTACTAAAGTACCAACGGCAGTCAATAACATTCTAGGGTTTCAATACCATGTCCAGCTGGGGACTTATTTAGAGCTCCTACGACAAATGGACTATCCAACATTCAAGCCGTTTATCGTGGCCGTATCGAAAGAGAAACAGCCAGATAAGGAAATTATCGAATTGACTGAGGAATGGCTGGACGAAGGACTTAAATACATCACAGAGCACGCCCCTAGAGTGTATCAAGTATCGCTTGGAAACGAAGAGCCTAAAAAATGTGGGCACTGCGATTATTGCAAATCACAGAAAAAACTACATGAGGTTCTAACACTGGACGATTTACTAAATCGTGAATAGAAGGAGAGAAAACTATGATTAATTCAGTCTGTCTTGTTGGAAGATTAACAAGAGACCCGGAACTAAAATACACCGGCAACAATATCGCAGTAGCATCTTTCAGCCTTGCGGTTAACCGTACCTTCAAAGACGCTAATGGCGAACGTGAAACAGACTTTATCAACTGTGTTATCTGGCGCCAGCAAGCTGAAAATTTGGCTAATTGGGCTAAAAAAGGCGCATTGATTGGAATCACTGGACGCATCCAGACCCGTAGCTACGAGAATCAGCAAGGTCAACGGGTATATGTGACTGAGGTTGTCGCTGAGAACTTCCAAATGCTAGAAAGCCGTGCAGCGCGTGAAGGCGGAAATGCTAACGGCGGTTACAATCAACCACAACAAGCGCCAAGCCATTCGAAAAATAACGGGAATCTGTTTGGTAATTCAAGCCCTATGGATATCCAAGATTCAGACCTACCCTTCTAAGGTGAAACTATGAAAATGACTTTAAACATCGAGCCTAAACCCCAAACAAGGCCACGATTTAGCAAATTTGGAACTTATGAAGACCCTAAAATGAAGGCATGGCGCCGTCAATGCTCGCAGTTGATTGAACAAGAATACGACGGGCAATTCTTTGATGGCCCGATTATGGTTGATGTCACCTTTTACATGAAGGCCCCGCTTAATGTGTCGAAAAAACCCACACCAAAGGCTAGAGCCAAAACGTGGGATGTCTTCAAGCAATTCATATCGGAAAAACTTTGGCATTTTAAACTCCCTGATATTGATAACTTGGTAAAAGCACTCTTTGATAGCATTTCAGATGCTGGCTATAACAAAGTTGATAAGAAGGGTATCGTCTGGACGGATGACAGTATCGTTTGCGAATTAAGAGCTCGCAAGAAGTACAGCCCTAACCCACGCATTGAATTAGAAATCAGGGAGCTTGGATGAATAGCAGATATAAAGACAAGCTGGTCGGTGTATATGCTCCAGGGAGTTATGATCACACAAGCGTATTAGGTCAAACACAAGAGTTTTCGAAGTGGTTCTGGGCTAACCACGAGGATATGGAATATATCAGCGCCAAGTTAGGAATCAATACCAAGAAACTCAATCGCATTCTAACGCTTGAGCAGTTACCGGATGAGGAATTACTAACGAGGATGATGGAATTATGCAAGTAAAGGAGTATGCCTTATATAAGGGCGACGAGCTACTGGCAATGGGAACTAAGCGTGAAATAGCTGAACAATTAGGTGTGTCAGCTAACACAATCGGTTACTATGGCACACCAGTATACGCTCGAAGAACATCGGAAAATGGAAGGAGATTGGTAGAGATATGAAATACAAAGTAATCGTCTATTACGACAACGTGGAAGACAGTGAGCATATTTTTAACAACAAGAACGATGCTATCAACGAGCTGCACCGCTTACGAGGTGTTAAGTATCGCAATTCAAGGATGTATACAGTGGAGTTAGTCGAATGCGGTGGATAGTACGAGTAGCACGCACGATGGATGATGTGAAGGAGTGCTATTTCTCGGATAAGGAGAAAGCACTGGAACGCATGGAAATATTGAAAGATTTAAGCATGGCAGTAGATGATGCCACTGTATGGATGGAGGAAATTGATGATTAAAACGAAGTGGTTAGAGGTCGACAAAGAGACTAGATACACGGTTCGAGTGAAAGGGATTGACGGATACTGTAAATACCTCAATCGAGATACAAAAACTCAAAAATGGCTTTTTGCATCGAAAACAGAACTTGAAAGATTTCGAGCACACCACACCCGCAAAGAGCTTGAAGCGAACGGGTTCGGCTGGGTGTTCGACTGCCCAGGCGTGGAAGTTAAGGAGGTAACGGATGAATAACCTAATTACTAAAATCAACGAGTGGGCAGACGAACGCAACTTAAAGCAAGCTAACCCCTCGTGAGTGTTGGAGATTACAAGGCTTCCCAGATTGGGCGTTTGACAAGGCGCAAGAAGTCAATAGTAACAGTCAGCTATATAAACAGGCTGGAAATAGCGTAACTGTCAACGTAATTAAAGAAATAGCGAGGTATTTATGAAACATAAAGATCTAACGATAGCCACGATTCTACTAGTGGTGTCGCTAGCCATTAATGTGACTACTGTTCTACGAGTGGTTAACCGACCTATCGAGACGGTGGTTATCCACAAGGCAGACAACGCAGTGGAACTACATGGCAAGGTTACTGGAAAATCTATGGTCGGTAAGCTATACACGCTCGATTGTGGGGCTTACGGTAAATTCCTTGTCAGCAAGGAACAGTACGATAGCGTAAACATTGGGGATGATATCCCCAGCTATCTGAAAGGGAGAGGACAATGATACCAAGATATAGAGCGTGGGATAAAATTCATAAAACAATGTACGAAGTTGATGATATTATGTCTATCGATTTTGGGAAAAGCAAAATTTCTGTAAAGACCCTCTTTTTCGAGCAGACAAATCGCTACGACTTCGACGACATCGTTTTAATGCAGTCAACTGGACTAACCGATAAACATGGCAAAGAAATCTTCGAAGGGGATATTATTGACTCGACAGACGGATTCCTCACTGGCGTAATTGAATTTAGAGTAAGTTTAGGGATGTTTATCAGTGATTTGGTAGAGTACAACAATTTTGAACGTTTATGCAACGTAGCCAGCTCAAGAAAAATTATCGGGAATATATGGGAACACCTAGAATTGGCAGAGGCAAGCTCATGAAAACATACAAACATTCCGGACTGACACCAGAATTATATCAGCGATTAGTCAGTGAACATGCAGCACTTAGAAAAGCACATAAAAAAGGCTCCTATAAGCAGTTTTTCCAAGATGTCAAGCAATGCGACGAACTGCAAGCTCGCATCATCTATCAAGCCTTTAACAGTGCAGTCGTGGAGCGTGCGAGGATATCACCCCGAACTGTCGATAGGTTAGAAGGCATTATCTCCGATGAACTATTCGACGACCTTCAAGATTATCTATCTACGCATTATACAAGAGGTAAAACCACTAAACCGGTCTTGGATAAAACCAACGCAGGACTGCCAGAGGGGGTGTTTAAACGATTCCAAGAAGAAGTGGAAGAACTGCGCAAGGAACACCCTAACGGCTTAAATAACTATATTAGAGAGGTTAAAGGGTGCGACCAGAAAAATGCTAACAGAACCCAAAACGCTCTCAATCTGTGCTATGCGGAAAAAGCTGCTCTAACGCCTTTGAAGGCAATTCAAATGGAAGGGCTGCTATCAAGAGAACTGTTCAGTGAGATTGTTGATTACGTCTTCAATAACTACGAGTGGGCCGAGAGGTTGGATGATGAAGTTGATCGCATTATTCTTAAATATCGTACTAAAGGCAAGATAGGTCGTAATAAGACCACGGTCAGAAAAGCCTTGTATACAGCCTATGCGTTAGGCGTGTAGCTAGAACGGTTTACGAGGGTTCGACTCCCTTGCTAGCTATTGTCTGTCAAACACTAAAAAATGAATATAGTTTTAGTGGCTTGAACACTTTTTCAACATTTGCACCGCTGACAGACCGATGCAACCAAACCCAGCAAATTTTAAGAAAAAAGGATGTGAAACACCCTCTTTCTTACTAGATATCATTACACGTAGTCAAAGACCTTGCTGGTGCCTTTGACTACAAAAAAAGACCCAGACTAATGCCCAGGACTGTTCAAACGCTAATAATATTATTATACCATAAAGGAAACGAATTTATGAGAACAGTTGAACGGCTGCAACAAATCAAGGCACTAGACAGGTACATTGACAGTCAGATAGAACAGATTAAACGTCTGGAATCACAAGCCCTTAAAGTTACGGCTGGTGCTATGCAAACAGACATGGTGCAAGGTGGTAAACGTAAGGGCAAGGATGATATCTATGCGGAACTCATGACGGCTAGGGAAGAAGTAGAACGCTTCACTGCCGAGGCTATTAAACAGAAACTAGAGTTTCGCCGGCAGATAGCAAACGTGGGGGATATAGACGCTAGGTCCCTACTACAAATGGTATATATAGACCAGCTAGATATCTGGCAGATATGTGACCGCATGGGCTTTAGTAAGGCAACCTACTATGTTAAGTTAAGACAAGCTGAGAAGTATTTGGATTAATCTGTAGTGGCATATACCAATTCATACTGCACCATACTATCAACGTGGTAATATAGTATTATCGAATCAGAAGGACACAGCAGTGTTCCTTCTTTTACTTTACATAGAAGGAGGTAGACGCATGCCAATGGTCAGACGATGTAAGGCAGAGGGATGCCGTGCCTTAACAGAGAGACCAGCACACTACTGCACTACTCATCATAGTATGGAAGCAGCATACATAGCAGAGCGAGAGAGATACTCACGCACAAGATACAACAAGCGAGTAAGGAACAGAGATGATGAGAGCAAGGAACGGTATGCGTTCTATCGTTCAAAGACTTGGTCTTCTATTCGCAAGATTGCATTGGAACGTGACAACTATCTGTGTCAGTACTGTCTAGCGTTGGGTGTGACCACACCAGACGCACGCATAGGCGACCACGTAACACCCGTTGAAATAGCTCCAGAACTTAGGACTGAAGTTTCAAACGTGGTAGCAACATGTAGAAGCTGCGATAACACTAAACGTACCCTAGAACAAGAAATCTATGGTACTGGTCAAAGCAGAACGAAACAGAACACTGAGCTACGACTTTCCGTGGCATCGTGGGCCGATTTAATAGCCCGCAAAAAAGAGGACGTCGTTAAACCCCTCTAATAAGCCCATAGCACGATTTTATAATAAGGGTGGTATTAATAACCCTCGGAACGATTTAAAATTGACCCCCGCCCCCTTCT